GTCATGTCCAGCCATGACCATATCGTTGATATCTTTCTCAATAATATTCTTAGGGAAGATAACTACTGGATACCCTTGCTCGATGGTCTTAGCAATCTTAGATACAATTTCTCTGTTTCTCGGTTCGTTGTCGAAGACGAAAACGAACTTACAATCAAACTTGCTAAGGTCAACATCGCTACCACACATAGCAATACTGTTGGTAAGGAAAGTGGAGTCGAATGGTCCTTCGGTGACATAAACAACCTCGTCAGTTTTTATAGTATCAAGACCAAATACTTTTGGTTTTGATTCATCAAGCATGATTGTGATGTATCTAATCTTTGCTTTGGGAGATAATGATCTACCCTGATATCCAAATAGTTTTCCCTCTTGGTCCTTGAGTGGGATAATAATCCGTGGACTATCTTTTCTCAAAGTATCAAAAACTTTTACTTGAGAGTTAGTCCATTCTTTAAATTTAGGACAGTAATAAAATCTTTCCAAGTATTTAATTTTTCTGTTTTCCAAATACTCCCGTGCTGGGTGTGTAGTATTTAGTTCCGAGATCTTTTTCAAATCTAAAGAATTTTCACGTTTGCTGATAAACTTAGGTTCCTGAAAATTCCACTTTGGATTTGGTGTTTGAGATCCTTTACCAGTAAGTCCTTCCTTATATCTTTCAAGGACATACTGATCATAAAGCAATGGACTTTGATCTTTCAAGAAGTTAGTAAACGTTCTACCTACGCCACAGTTGTGGCACTTAAAAACAATATCGTTCTTCTTCTTGAAGAAATAACCCCGTGCTTTGTTTTTATATTTCTGACTGTCTCCACAATAGGGACACCTAAAGTTGTAGAGATCAGATTTCTTTTTTGAAAATAATTGAAGTTGTGGCGATACTAAGTTGATGTACTTAACGTCAATGTAACTCATTTACGAAGGGATTGCTCACTCCCTCCATTGTAGTGCATCGGCAGGAGATTGTCAACCAGTGGGACCAAGATTCCTCCAAGCAAAATGACGGCACCCACGAGAGCAGCCGCCTGCCATTTGAACTTCGATAACTCAGCAATATTTGCTTCTACTGTTTCTAATCTTTTGATAACAGAACCGTGTTCTTTTGTATTTTGATGTTTTGTATCTTCGATCATCTTTACGATAAGATCGTCTGTTCTTATACTTTGTTCGATTTTTTCATCATGTTTAGCGAGGATGTTGGCAATGTGTTGATTAGCATCAGATATTTTATCTACTGCTGTTTCTAACTTGTCCAACATCTCTCTGGACAAAGATTCATAGATGTTTAATTTAGATTCCAATACATCAAGTTTTGCGACATCCTTGCTATTAAACATCTACTTATCCTTAAACGTTTTTTACTGCAAACTCAAGAGCACTCTGGAAAGTAACCGCATCTTTATTCAGCATATAACGATATTTATCTTTATTGGCATCGTCAAGTTGAGCGTAAGCAGCGGCAATACGCTTCGCAGAAAAGTTATCAAGGTTCTGTTGGGTGCCATCACCAAAAGTAATCTTGGCAAATTCAGTTTCACCGCTTGGGTTTAGTTCGGATGTAGCAACACGAAGTGCAACTTCAAGAGCGTCTACAGTAGTTGTTGATTCATTCATAATTTGACCTTCAGGTTCATAAGAGTTTTTCATGGATACTTTTTGTTGTTGTGATGCTGCTTTCTTTTTAAAATCAGAAAGACGTGCTTTAACTAAGGTATCCATTTCCTTAGTTTTTTGCTGCATCTTTGATTTTGCTTCAGCTCTCTTTTTCTGGAGATCCTTAGCACGGTTTAACTTTTTCTGTTGCGTAATTTGTTTTTGTGCTCTCTCGGTTTCCGAGGGAGCCGCTTCAGAAATTAAGTTTTCTAATTCTTCTTTCATTTTCTTTCTTCGGTTGATGCGAGAGAGTAAACTTTTTGCTCCCTTTGAACGTCCATCAACATGATCTTTATTTGCTTTTTTGTATGCTCTGTGTGATCGTGGTTTCACGAACACAAAAGCAGGTGGCATAGACAATGCTGATCCATCGCCTGCCATCATTTCATTCAAATTAGATTCAGTTGCTTCAGACATTCTTGGTTGATGTTATCGTTAAGGGGTTCTGGTAATCTATTTAGGAACAGTAGAAATGCTTTCAATAGTGGCCAATACGTTGCTTCTATTTTAAAAAATAAAAGCGGTGTAGCAGCATCATCAAAAGCATTATACATGAGAATAATATGATTTAAAATAAGATGAGTTTTCAATTCACCATTCATTTCATACCGTTTAAATAATTTTTTAATATATTTGAATCGATTCAAATCTTGTTCAAAATCCTCATACGTTACCGATGTTGGATTATCATAATGTTTCATTGCAAACATGATCCAATTATCTTTTGTCAACTCATCAAAAATCATACATTATCATGCAGCAGTTACTGTAAGAGTTGCGGTATCAGAAATTACTTCAGATGCACCAGCAGTTGAAGTAAGTTTTACACGATACTTCTTACCGCTATCAGCAACAGTCAAACCAGTTAGTGCAAGAGAAGCACTGGTTCCACCTGTAACATTAGTCCAGCGGGTGCCAGTTGCTGTTTGAACTTGCCACTGATAAACAATGTCACCAAGATCAGGTGCATCGGCAGCAGTTACCGAGAAGGTAGCAGCAGCAATAGCGTCATCCGTTGCCTGATCAGTAGGCTGCACCGAGATAGTAATGATAGAAGTTGCATCTGCTGCTACAGCATCATCTGCCTGAGTTTCGTTGGCATTGAGATCTGGACCAGCAATCGTTACAAGATGCTCTGCCTTATGGCGAGTGTGACCTTCACCATCAGTATAGGTGAAATACGACCACCAACCAGGAGCGTTGATACCACGCTTCTTGTTTTCTGCAAGTGCAGCTTCAGTATTATCTACAAAGATAATTTGCTTTGCTTGTGATGACGATCCAACGCCACGACTTGCTTTTGTTTTGTTTTCGTTTGAGTCGGTTCTACCGTACAGAGACATTTAACTTCTCCAATTAATTACTTTATATCTAAGAAATATTTATAAAAAAAGGGGAGTTGCCTCCCCCAAGTGCTTTATTTTATTTTTAAATCAGCAGTTCTTTAGAAGTGCTGTTCTTACCGAACCTGCAAGTAGATCATCGATATCGTTATCGGTGGTCTTCACATAACGCTCAAGTAGTTCAACTACAAGACGCTTGGTGTGGCAAGAATTTAGTGCAGCAAAAATAATTGGTTTTACTACTTCTACTAATACGCCCATGATATCCTCCTGTGTTTTGTTTTGGGTCTCCCTTTTTTATTTATCTTTTTCCTGACTTTTTAAAGCACGAAGAATATATTTCTTATTCTTCTTTTTGTTTCCGTCAGTATCGTCAGCTTGATTAGGAATTTCGGGCATCACCTCAACGGTTGCCCCCTTCACTTTTTTTCTTCTTCGATCTCCTTACGAAGTTCTGCTTCTTCCTTCATCTTCTTTTTAGCAGCAATGATTTTGCTTACCTTACCACGACGGGAAAGAAGATACTTGTCTGACTTATCATGATCGCCATCATTATCTACATCCTTATCTTCCTTGCCCACTGGATCAAGTTTCTTCTCAGCAAGATCATAATCTTCCTTCTTCATTTTCTTTTCAGGAAGACCCTTGTGCTTAGTAGAAGCAAACTTCTCTGCTTCTTTACCAGTCATTGACTTAGCAGCTTTATCTACTTCAGCAGAACCACCTTTCATCTCACCTTTTTTCTTAGCATGAACCATGCCCATGAAGCGTTGCTGTGCTTTGCTTACTGACTTCTCCTGCAGTTCCTCTTCTTCCTTTACACAGTTGTTAACTTCTTTGCCACCCTTAACTTTAGTACCTTGCTTCTTATATCCTTTCCAACATGACTTGAATCCATTGTCATCCTTACCGTCCATTGCAACCTTTTCAAATACATAGGTAACGCCATCAAGCTCAAAGCTACGGGTTTCTTTTACTTCTTCTTTCTTTTCCTTCTTTTCTTTTTTCATTTCAGAACCACATGATGATTCATCCATTTCTTTTTTCTCATCACAGCAACATGGTTCCTTACCACACTTCTTGCACTTCTCTTCTTTAGCAAGAATAGTTGTGTTGCGAATTGTAGCACCATGTGATTGCTTAATGCCAGAACCAGTGCGAAGATCTACTGCTGGATCTGCAGGTGCTGCACCTGCCTTAGGATCTTTCTTTGTAACTGTATCTGTATTCTCTTTCTTTGGAAGAGTAGGAATACCTTCTTCAGAAATTACTCTTTCACCACCAAGATAAGCAGCGGTTGAACCAATTAATGCTTTAGTAAAATCATCATAGTGACGAACTGTTGTCGTTGGTTTCTGTCTGTCCATTTGTAAAGAATATACTTTTTTTCCTTTCTTTATTTATGTTTTCCGTTACATTAACCTCACGGATATCCTTTACCCACGCACGAAACATCTCGCCACTTTCTGTAATAGCAATTACATAGTTAGTTCCAGAACGATGAATACGTCCCTTCTCACCAGTAACTACAGACATAATGTAGTCACCTTCTTGAAATACTTCCTTTTGTATATAACGCTCACGAAGAGTTTCTTGTCTTAACTGTTTGAAATTTTTCATTTTGCGTTATTGGTTAATGGAGAATAGGGGAGTCGAACCCCTTACCTCCTGAATGCAAATCAGGCGCTCTACCAAATGAGCTAATTCCCCAGCATATATTCTACTGTATTTGCTACATCATTCATTGCATCACGAAGATCTGGACGTTGACCAGATTCTTGTCGAACAATAGGACGATGACTATCAGTAAGAGTCCATCTCCATTGTTTCATTTCATCGCAATACCAAAGATTAATTTTCATAAGAATAGAAATGGACTAAACGGAAGCGGTAGGATTTGAACCCACGAACGCTATTAACGTTGGTTGTTTTCAAGACAACTGCCATAAACCACTCGGCCACGCTTCCAAAAAAGCATCAATAAGATGCATCGGTGTAGTTATTTATTTCAAGTTCCTCATACTCATGTTGGCGAGGATCATAGATTGAATCCAGATCCTCTTTAGAAATGTTATGAGCAACTACTTCTTTTTCTTTATAGACGTGATAAATTTTATCGGTCGTCTTCAGCTCGGTTTTCTGAATAGAAGACATCGAACTCTCCTCCTGGATAACGCTTAAGTAGTTTGTTTACATTTGTAGAAATCACATCATCAAAAGAAACACCAAGAGCATTACAAGCTTGTGCTACGTACCACATAACGTCACCCAACTCAATAATAAGATGTTCTCGATTGTCATCGTTCCAAGGCTTACCTTGGAATACCATCTTCTTAATGATCTCAAGGAACTCACCACCTTCAGCATTAATGCCAACGCCAGCAGTGAGCAGTCGTTCAATATTGGCACCCTTAGAA